AGCGGGATCACCAACACTCACGCGCATGGCAGGAGTACTGCGGGTTACATCTTTAGATGCTAGCGTGTTTGGGTCTGGCTTTTTGCTAATAACGGCTTTTAGGTTCACAGGACCTCCTTGCATTGTGTGGGGCTCGGCGTAAACTTTAGCGTCACCGATTTCTTTACCCATAACTTTTTGGCTGAACTTGGCCATTATTTACCCCTTTGATTCATCACCTTAGCCATACCACGACCGTAGGTCTTCATCATTTCGTTTGTCTTGCCGCCCTTAGCCATTTTCTTGGCGCCCTTATGCATCTTATCCTCGTGGGACTTGACGGCGGACTTGGCGACTTTTTTCATTTGCTCTTTCATGGTAACCCCTAAGTGACTGACACGGTAACAGTGCCAACGCTAATACGTAAGTTTAAATTATTTGGCGTTAAACCGCCATCCCTACTTCCACCAACAGGGGCCCAGCCCCACTGAAACACTCGACTACCGCCTGTCAGATCCCCGTCTACCCCTACACCGCCCACAATATACCCTTTCTCAGGACGGGGGTTGCGTAGCGCTTGTGGGTCATTTACTGGGCGTTCACCTAAAAATACTTGCGGTTGTGGCGGCTCCCAACACTCCGGGCACACCAGTATGTTGGTTTGAGTACGTTTAAACGTCAATGCCTTTAACTGTTTTAGCTTGAAACGCTGCCCGCACCGATCACATTCGGCTAGCGCGTGCCTACCGGAGGCGAACTGATTAGGCATTTAAATCCCCTGCATGTTCTGGGTACCTTTGCAAGTACACGTCTTTCCAGTTTTCTTTGTGGTGCCGTTTTGCGTTCGATATTCTTGCGGCTTTACGCCGATTATCAATTTGTTCTGGCGTACATTTGTAGCCTTTATTGAACGCCCTTCCAATCCTTGCCTCTACTGCTTTCCTTCTGTACTCAGGGTCTTCCCAAAGCGTTTTTGTTCTTAGCGCTCTTTGCTTTCGCTCTTCGTCCGTCATTGCGGAATTGATTGCTAATGTCATTTTCTCACGTTTCGCAGCGTCCGCCCAAGATGTTTTTGACTGTATTGAAACTTGTGCACGATATTCTTTCGATCTCGGTGGGTGGATTACCGTAAATCCATCTGCATAGCGCTTCCTCACAGCAGCTTGCGCCCGTTCCCGCCATTGCTCAGGTAGTTTCTGCCCTCTCTGCACCGGTGAGCTTGCAGACTTTGACCCATTAAACACGGGGGCTAGACCGTCAATAAATCGCTGCTCATACATTAACAGGTTTAACGGATCACATATAACCAAAACCTCAATCGTTAAAGCGTCTTGCCCATGTTTGTCAAACACACGCTGCAAATACGGAGAGTGGTGAGCGCCCCGAACCAGCAATTGGCGATGCTTATTAGCTCGAGTTTTGATGTTTATTGACGACCCAATATACTCTTTGCCGCTTGCTATATGCTTGATAGAATAAATACCGCATACGGCAAGGTCTGTTTTAATAGACATTATCTACCAATCCTAGGCACAAAACGGATCGGTGCTTTTTCCCTGTCTTCACTTGAAGCCATATCTAGCTGTTGCTCATAGTCCATCTTTAACTCTGCGCGGCGTCCGGGGTCTACCGATACGATTTTCATCGACAGGTAATACGCAAGTCCTGCAACCATGCAGTTTAGGAAACGAAACGGAATGTCCATCGTTTGCGTTCCACTGTTACCAGCATCCTGAATACGGCGTAGCCGCCAGTACGCAAATGTATAAGGCTGGGATTGGTCAGGGGTAGGCCATATCGTAATCTTAGGGTTGTCCCTCAGTCGCTGAATCCATACTTGGATTGGTCTACCCTGCACGTTCTTGTTGGGGATCGTGGCGTATGTGGGTTCTGCGATGCGACTAATGTTGATGTCGGTTTGATTTTGCCCGGTGCCTGTGCGGATCACCATATCCATTAGGTCAATCGTGTCTGCAGGGATGTCATACGTAGACTGCCCCGGAATAAGCGTCACTGAGCCTTGGTCGATCGTCCACAAATTAATGCCACGATTAGCCCACTCAACGGTTAACAGATTCAAAGACCGGCGTGCTGTACGCAAGTCATAACCCGTGCGAAGCTCCGCACCACAACGCTCAAAGGCTTCTTCTACAAGGTCGGCAATATCTAAATTAAACGTAGCGGTGCCGGATGTTGTCATTTTCTGTATGCCTTAACTTTGCTTGCGATCTTTTTTGGCTGCGCCACGAACTGCTTGCCTTTCTTATTACCCGCCGCTTTTGCCTTATTGGTAGCAGCTTTTTCCGCTGGGCTTAACGCGCTCCATGCTGCATCAGGTAAGTACCGCTTCTTTCCTTTTGACGGCGAACCGTCTGAAGTGCGCCATTTCTGCTCACCCCATTTTTTCAAGGACTCTTGCGGTTTCTTCACTTATAGGCCCCGCCGGATTTTTTATATTGCTGAGCTAACATTTGTGCCTTACGAGCTGACCACTGCCCCGGATCACCGCCTTTACCACCGGCTTTGATGCGCTCAAACAACCCTTTACGCATACCGGGCTTAGTGTAGTTACCAGCTTCGTTCACGCGGGACTTCGTCTTGCCACCCTCGGCGTACATGTCGAACTTATCACCGTCTTTACGCGTGCCCACTTTAGGCATTTTGCTTGGATTGATAGCACCCATTCCGCGTGAGGGCCGCATTACACGAACCGCCCTTTGGTTTTGCCTTTTACAGCGCAACCGTCAGCACGTTTAGACGCGGAACCGACCGTACCACCCTTGGCTTTCTTGACGGTTGACTTGCTCTCGATGCCGAGCATATCTTTAAGCGCCTTAAACTTTTCTTTAACGAACTTTTTAGGGGCTTCGTTTTCCTCGCGTTCCATGTCTTTAGACGCTTGACGCTCTTTCTCTTCTTTACGATCCATCAGCGTGTTCTGTGCTTCTTGGGGGATCTCACCACCGTCTTTATATTTTTTCATAGTTACACCGTCTTACACTTGGTTTTACCTTTTTGCGCGACACCGTCAGCACGTTTTGAAGCGTTACCGACCGAACCACCCATGGCCATTTTAACCATTTTACCTTTGGTTTTGCCTTTGGACTCGACGCCACCACCCTTAGCCATTTTACCTTTACCATCAGCCGCAAACGAAGGAACCTTCTTGCCGTCTTTCATAACCATCGGCATACCGCCCATTGCCATCTTTTTAGTGCCTTTTGTTTCGTGTTTCATAATTAACCCCTAAAGTATCCGATTACATATCCAATGATTGCCGTAGCCCCACTAACCGCGCCACCAATCCACATAAGAGCTTTCCAACCGCCTTCAACCTTATCCATCTTGGTATTAATAGACTGCAGTGTCTTCTTAATCTCGTCCATGTCCGACACCATCTTATCCATATCGCTTTGTAGATGTTTGATGTCGTTGGCGTGGGTTGCTAACTCACGGGCGGTTTGAATTTGGTCGTCCATATCAGCACTTCCACCGTTTAAGACTTGCCGCCTTGCGTGTAGGCTTTTTATACATGGTAGCGCCCTATAATTTCTCCTGACTCACGCATAGCTGATAACTTTGCTTTCGATAAAATTTGCATTGCACTATTGCGTGTTTTATCTACTATACACGGGTGTAGGCGACCATGTGCTACGGCTGATAAAACACGCAAATTTGTGTAGTGGTTGTTCTGGTGATCACCGTCAATATGGTCTACCTGAGCGCCTTCATACAACTCCCCAACAAAAGCCTGAGCTACAAGACGATGAACTAAGAAACTTTTACCAGGCACCGTACGTACAGAACCGTCTCTTAATTTAATTTCTATGTATGGCAAAGTACGACCACATGCGCTACGCTTTTTAGGTTGGAGGCGCATTATTTTTTCTGGTATAGGAACCATGCACCCAGATTTTCCACGGCGATACCTTTGCACGGATTTAACTCGCCCATGGTCACTGACTTCATACATTCCTGCGTACCCATGTACGGGCACCCAACGTTCAGTTAGCATTTCCATCTTTTCCTCGCGGCATTCAATCTACTATTTGGGTCTTTAGCGGCTTCTGGAAACATCTTGGCTTGCCCAGCGCTTCTTGCACAAAATGATTTTTTACGAGGGCCACCTTCTGGCTGAGGAGCCTTTAGGTTGGACCCGGTGGCTTTGTTGTACTTAGCTCTACCTTTCGCGGTTAAGCCTGCCCCTTGCTTTGTAGGAAGCTTTTCACCACGGCCTACGGCAAGGATAGGTTTCTTAGCCATAGAATACAGTGACCGCGTTAATGTTTGTCATAACTGCGTACACCATATTGGGAGCTAGTAGCCCTTCACCGGGAATCATAAAGTAGTTGGTGTAAATGTCCTGAGCGGTTAACTCAAGCGTGACCAACCATCTTCCGGTAGTGACATACCGACAAGCCGCACCAGTAGTGATGGTAAATGAATTAGGGCAAGTGATCGTGAATGTATTTGGACCTGTTACCGTAATAACTGGGTTGCCACATGTAGCAATACCACCCGTGCCTCGGGCATAAGCAATCCCAATTTGCTGTCCGGTCGTTAAACCATGAGCGCTTTTGGTGATTGTGATGGTGTTGCCGGATTGTCCGTATGTTGCCGCTATAGGCGCAGTTGGAGTGGCAAATAAATCAAGTTGCCCTTCGATGTCTGTGCCCTTGACGGAAATTGATTTTACCCGCGAACGGTTATTGAAAACAATAAACCCGCTTTGGCCTAAGTGCCCGCTAAGGACATCAGTTTGCATAGTCATATCTAGCTCCTAAGATTGAAGCTATTAACCTGCGGAAACAGTAACCGTGCCAGCGTTGTTCCACAAAGCCCCAACCACTTCAGGGTCAGCCGCTGGGAGAATGATGTAGCCCGTCACGTTACCTGTGACATTACCAACCACATTGCCTGTGGTTGCACCGACAAACCCAGCGGTTGAGGTGACTGGGCCTGAGAAGGTAGTTGAAGCCATGTTAAATTCCTTTGTATTTGCAGTACATCGTCCTATAGTCTCTGCATCGTCCGCTGGGGCGGTCTATAGGACTGGGGTTCCCCAGTGTTATTGTATTTATACTCTGTTTTTCATCCCGTAGCAACTAAAATAGGGTAAAACAGGGAAACTGGAGCAACTAAATGACGTTTACTATTCGACAATCCGACACACGTATTCCCGAGCACCGCACCGTGCTTTTGTATCTGCAATCTAAGTGCCTGCCGTCGGATGTCCCCATGGATGTTGAGCACGGGCACTGGTGGGTTGTGTACACGGAAGAAGATAAGCCGGTGGGGTTTGCTGGTCTAACGCGCTCAGCTCAGTGGTCAAACGCGGGCTACATGTGTCGTGCGGGGGTGTTACCGGCCTATCAAGGACATGGCCTTCAAAAGCGCTTAATACAGGTCAGAATACGTAAAGCGCGTTTACTAAAATGGCAATGGCTTGTAACTGATACTACACAAAATCCCGCTAGTTCGAACAGTTTGATAACCATGGGTTTCAAGTTATACGAGCCATCAATACCTTGGGGGTATAAAAATAGCCTATATTGGAGATTGGATCTCAATAAATTCCGTAGAAAAAAATCAAACAGATTGGACTGAGATACAAGTTACCTCAAAAGTAACTACCCGAGGGTCATTGCCCATCAACTGAGACATACCAACTAGCTGCTCTTCGCATCCCGCTTTAGTGTACGTAGACGGGCCCTGCATAAAGCCGCACTGCTGCGCCAGACATAAAAAGACAATCGGTATCCAAAGCATCACAACCTCCATGGTTAGCTTTTAATGTAACGCTAAGGAGGGTTAAACGCAAGATGGAAAAGAAAAACCCCCGCTTTTGGCGGGGGCTAAATCACCTAAGTGGCTGATTTAATTAGCCTGCACCAGCAGAGCCGAACATACCGAGGGGATCAGAAAATCCAAACGAGTATCGCTCCCGCGCTTTGTATCTCACGTTACCCGTCTCGAAGTCTCCATCCATTCCTGTTGACATAGGAGTACGAACAAAGTGCTTCAAGCCGTTAGGCACGTCAGTACAAAAGAAGAACGCATCAGGATCGGTCAAGTAGTGGTTAATTGTGTAGCCACCGGGAATCGAGCCATTGTTCGCAATCGCGTTCACGTCGTTGTCAGCCGTACCAACACGCAGGGAGGTCTCGAGTAAACGAGTTGCCACAAACTGCAATGAAGGAGGAACGACCATCTTCGTGAGGCGAGCAGCGATCAACAAGCCACGCTCATCAGTAAACGCAGCGGTTTGAATAACAGCATTTTCAAGTGCTGTTTCGTTCAAGTCTGTTGCCACTGAATAAGTGTTGCTGTTGGTGCCACCACCGACAAGCGGGTGAGCCGTCGAGAACAAAGCAACCCCATCACCGCCAGCAAAGGCAGCGTTGAAGCCGTTGTTCAAGATTGAAGCCGCTTTGACTTGCTTGGTGTATGCCATAGCGCGAGCCAAGGCTTTGGTGTAGCGAGCTGAAAGTGAGTCATAGAGGTTGTCCTCGATAGCTTCTTCCGTCAAGCTGAAACCCAAAGCAATGGTTTCGTGGCTGTAGCGGGCAGTGAATGCTTCTTGGGCGTTATCGTAAGCGATTGCGCTGCCTTCGTTCTTGACTGGAGCAGCCGAGAAACCTGACAGTTTTGTCTCTTCTTCAAACGAACGCTCAGAGGTCTCTGTTTCATAGATCTCTTTGTGCTCTTCGCCGTAGGTTGAATACTCCATACCAAACAGAGCGTTTAGTCCGGGGACCAGCTCCTTCAGTAGTTGTGCGCGTGAAATAGCCATGATTTACTCCTTAGACGCCAGTCGTGTTGTTGTACTGGTGGATGTTGATCTTAACAATCAACTCGACAAACGCGTCGGCGCCAGTAGCGGTTTCAGGAACCACGTCAACAACGCGGATAGGCAGTGTGTTAGTAGTACCAGTGGACGAGCCAAGAACTGATACGCCTGAATTGCCAGTGTCTGTATCGCCTGCGCCCTGAATAAGCGACATGTTAGAGCCGATAACAGCACGAGCAGCAGCAGCAACATCACTTGAGCCATCAGTTGAAACAACCTGAAACAAAACGCTCGGGTCATCAACAACATAGGCAACAGCGTCAGAAGCAACAGTGCCAGCAGGCCAATATTGCGAAGGCAATGGCTGCTTAGTGGTTGGGTTGGTAAAAGCGCAACCAACGAAAACACCTACGGGCGAGCCCGCTGTGGTGCCAGTGAATTTTTCAACAACGCCAGTTGCAGCCACAGAAACCAAGTCACCGTTAAAAATATTAGATGCAAAGCCAGACGCAATCTTGATGTGGCGCACAGCGCCTGCGAATGTCGTTCCACCTAAACGGTTGATTGGCTTGAGGCCGTAAGCAGCGCTAACAGTAGGATAAGCCATTTGTTAACTCCAATTAAATTAAGATCCGTTGCCAAAGCTGGTCGTGGACTTACGCTCTTTAAATAAGGGCATCCGCGCATCACTTTGACGCATAAAGTTGTTATCGACACCTTCAGACTGTCTTTCGCTTTGGTTGGCGTAATATTGATTACGTTGATCGACTAATTCTTGAGGTGACTTACACAACAGGAGACCACCGACCTCGATATTGTCTTTGAATCGAGAATTGGGATCTATGAATAACTTCATCTGTGGCTGCTCTTCAATGCTTACTGCTTCCCAACCTTCCCGCGTTTTAGCAGAAATGTTTCGTGGGTCAGCGTTGTTGAGGAGAGAGACTCGAATCCAGCGATAGGCGTATCCTGCTTCACGAACAGGTTCCGGTAAAAGAGACGCGGGTGCCCATGCTTTCGGACGGGCGGTTTGCTCACGATTCTGCGATTCACGGGGTATACGGTTTTCAGCCATTTTGATTCTCCAATTCAGCCATCTTTCTTGCGTAGAGCTCAAGAGGAACACCTAGTCTCTTAGCCACGTTTTGTTGCGTTACTGTTAGCCGAATCTTCTTCGGGGCGGACGTGCGCTGCGCCGGAGCAACAACGGATTTTGTGCGACGGGGCTGTTCGGGGGTAGCTTCAAACTGATCGGGAAACGCCCTTTTCATTGCATCGTCGATTTTGTAATAATACTCATCACTCTTTGTATAGGACTCACCAAACTCACGCACTAACTTATTATGCACTCCGTAGGCAAAACCTGTCATGTCTTCGTGCCCGGGCTTCTCGAACCATTGGTTCTTCTCCGCCCAACTTACAACTTTGTCGTCTAACTGCGGCGATTGTGGTTGCTGTACAGGGGTAGTATATTCCCTATTTTCCTGTTTTTGCAAGTTCGACGGTTTAAACGCGTTGACTTGCGTCATTTCGTTCTGAGCTCGGTACAGATCTTCTTGCGCGTTGATGACTTCATCCGTATCGCCAGACTCTAGTGCCGATTTAAGTTTTGTTTTTGCAGCGTTGATGTTGAGCGTGGCTAACGACTTAGATTTGTCGATATACGCCGTTTGCCCCATATTCACATACTCGTGCAGTTGACGGTTTTCATCTGCAATCATCCTTGCCACCCGCTCTAGCTCAACCTTCTCCCTAGTAAGGGCTTCAGCCTTGCGTCGCTCATCATGGCGGGCGTGTGTCAACTCCTTAAGGCGCTTCTGAACCTTAGCGCTATAGTCGTTTAGTTCGTCCTCAGTAGGCTCTTCGATCTCTTTATCTAGCGGTTTACGCCCGCGGTCCTGCTCAGGCGTGTCGTCTACGATCTCGATTTCGGTCTTGTCATCTGCACCTTCTAGCTCAAGCTCGATCTCTGACGGTTTTTGATCTTTCTCATCGGGAAATTGGTATTCCTGCATGGTTTACTCCTTATTTGCGTTTAATGCCGCGAGGATCTTCGACAACTGCTTCGACAGAATCATCGTTAATGAGGCGGAACTCTTTGCCATGAATAATCAGCCTAGAGCCCGAGTTTGGACGTACTAAAACAAAATCGCCTTCCTTACACCATGGACCAGACACAAATCGTTCTTTGTCTGCGTAGCAATCGGGGCCCATTGAAACCACAAAAAGTACGGTTGTAAGCACTTCTTCGTAGTGCATGGTCTGATCTGCTTTTAAAATGCCGCTTTCGTACTCCTTTTCGACTTCAGGGATAGCGCATAACATACGATACCCGGAAGGTTTGGGGAGCTGGGATGCCTTATCCGTGTTAATTGCTCCGATAATCTGAGGATTATCTGGGTTTGTCGCAATGAGAATTTCACTCATCGTTGTTCTCCATCGTTTCTTTAAGGTCCAAAAGGTCGCGTTCTGCATGGGCTAGGCCCTCAATTACTCCACACAGACGTTGGTACTCTTCATAGCTACGGCATGTGCCGGTAGAAACAGCGTCAGCAATATCATTCATACGTGTGCGATACTTGCTGCGTAATAGCTCAATCGTGTCCATCCATTACTCTCCTTTGTTAACCTGCTGATTCAGCATCTGTTGCGTTTTAGCGACGTCGATACCCATTCGCATTCCTTCTGCTTGGTTGCGGGCCTGCATCTCTTCGGCTTTAAGCCCTGCCTTTAGCATATCTAGCTGTTGTTGTGACTCCAGCTTTGCCTTAACCTGAGCAGTCTGCGAACCAATACGTAAACCTTCTTTCTCCATATCAGCCTGCAATTTTTCGCGCTCTAATGCCAATTTATCAGCGTCTGCCGCAACGTCAGCCATCATCTTTTTCTCTTTGATCTCGACTTCTTTCATCTTGATCTGCATTTCTTGCTGCTGCATTTGAATGATCGGGTCTTGTTGTGCTTCGGCGTTTTGCTTAGCCTGAGCTTCTGCTTGGTGTTTACCCAACAACTGACCTGCTGCTTCCGCTGCCAAACGCGACATTTGTGCTTCTACTTCTTCGGTCATCTCAGTGTCTGGGTGAGGTAGTGTGACACCCATCTGGCGTTGGATCTGATCTCTGTAAGCAAAAGCAACGTGCTCGGTAATATGCGCATTTGCTGCTTGCATTAAGACCTGCGCCTGTGGGTTCTGACCCATGACTTGCATCAACACAGGATCCTGCATTGCTGCCATATGGACTTGGATATGCGCCTCGTGGTCTTGGTACATAAAGGCTTTAACAGGTTTACCGTTAAGAATGTCCATGTTCTCACTGATAGGATCAACCGGCTTCTGGTCTTCCTCTAACGGCACTAACTCGGCTGCGTCCTTAATATTTAAGACATCCAACATCTGCCGATGCAGCTTAGGCAGGTTGTAAATCTGTGGCGCCATCTGAGCCAACTGAATCACCGCTTGATACTGCACTACCCGCTGAGCCAATGTACTGGCGTTAGGATCACTGACAGGGATAATCTCTACGTGGCTGTAGTCCTCGCGTCGAGCGTGGATGTGTCCGTCTTCTGGCTCGTAGTCATAACTTTCAGAGGCGTGGTCTCGGATCATTACCGCAAGGAGTTTGAGTTCCTGCTTCATGGCGAAGTGCATCCGTGCCTGAACAGCCGACATCACCTTTAAGTTACGCTCGATTAACGCAAGTGTTGTACCCACTGGGGCCTGTGCCGACATATCTGACACTTTCATATCTGGGCTGGCTGCGAACCGTCGTGCTTCTTCCGAGATAATACCCAGTAGTGATAGCAACGCTTGTGACGGCTCCTTATATGGCAACGGCATAATATTGTCACGCAACGCACCAGAGGCCACATCCACATCACGGAACTCGCCCGGAGAAATTGGTGTGTCATCTCCCTTAATACGTAGGCCCCGAGTCTTTAAACCACCGGGTAAGTTAGATAGCGTACCTGCATCAACCAACTGACGTGTAATAGCCGTTGCTGACTTGGCTGAGTTACCAATTAAGTGCACCAAACCAAATCCGTATGACCCAAAACCCGGCACGTACTGGTAATGCACGAAGTACTGGTTAGGGCGCTTGTATACTATTTGCGCTGCGCGGTTGCCCTCAGTCTTTTTAGGTACTGGGTCCCAGTTACGGCGAACAGCCAGCACATCACCCGTGTCTTTCAGGATGGTTACGACATAAGGCAAGGGAATACCCGTGGGTTCGCCATCGCTATCAACATCCTCAAAGCCCGGAATATCCAGCTCAACGTGCATCTCTAGCAGTAGGGGGCGGTCGTCATAGGTTGCGCTAAACCCGCTTTCACGGTCTTTGGCTTTCTGAACAGGGTCAGTCTGTATGGTGGGCGTGTCGTCGATATCTATGTCTGCACGGTAGAAGCCAGACTCTTGTAACTTTAATATGTCATTTTTAGTCTTACGCATACGGTGTGTGATACGCTCACACATGGATATATCTGATACTCCGTAAGGGATAACTACGTCCTCTGCTGGGATAAACAGGGAGACTTGCCGTCCAATAGTGGGATCGTAATACACTTTTTTGAACGCGCTACCTGCAATCGGCAGGTTCCACAGCATCTTCTCGTGCTCAGACCGATACTCACGCATGACTTCAGTAAGCTGGTAATTTAAGTCAGCCTGAACTCTCTCAGCGGCCTCTTGCTTTTTACGGTCACTTTGACCGATAATCTTTGTGCGTACTGGACCGCTGGCTGGGAATGTCTCCATAATAGCTTCTGCTTGGAACCGCACTGCGGCCTCAGCAATCATTGGGTGGTGTACACCGCAGGCTCCTTCCCACGGCTCAGTACGCTCTTCATACTTTAAGCCCAGCAGCTTAATGCCTTCGGTATAGGTTTCTTCCCAGTCTTTGCGTGAAGCGATGTCGTTATCGTAGGCAAGAACCAAATCCCCCGACATCTCCGCAAGCACCCCATTATCCAAACTTTCCGCCAAGTTAGCATCGAAATCCTCATCCCCTGTTTCATCCCCCGGAATGATTGTGATCTCAACTGACCCATCATCTAGCGTTACCATCTCGGGGTCAATAATCTCAATTTCCATCTCGGGCTGCTCGCCTAACATATCTTCCATCCCTTGCGGGGCAGCGTACAAACCTTTTTCAATAGCCATGGTATATCCTTAAGTTAATAGTACGCCGCTTTTCTCGGGTACGTGGTTTCGTCTAGTTCATCGGTATTTAACCGTATAAACCCGCCATTTCTGAACCTTGCCAGCGCCATACTCGTGCAATCCACCATATCGTCATTACCTGCGTTGGGAAATGCGGCGACCTGTTCGATCACCTCATCGGCCCATCTTTTGCCGGATGGATACCAAACCATTCCCGACCTTACAATATCTGAGACTGCATTCAGCCGGGCTATCTTGTCTCCGGTGCCCCTGTGGGGGGTGAATTCTTGTACCGGTATACCCGTTCTGCGTAGTTCTTGAAACAAAGGCGTTCCAGAGGACTTTTTTTCCACAATAAACGAGTCTGGTGACCACTCTTCCCACTCCCTCATGGCTAACGCCTTAAGCTCATGGAACTCAACACGTACATTGATCGCATTTAACAGGATAATATGGCTGTTTCCGCCAGTCAATTCGTCATCACTGAAAACACCCCAAGTCAAAAGCGCCGTATAGTCAGATCTGTTGTTCGTTTCAGCAGCGGCATCGAGCGTCATTATAATGTATTCGCAGTGTGGAGGGTCTGCTTTCTCCCAAGGCATCCACCACTCCCGCCGAATGATAGCGCCCTCTTCGGATGTCGGGTTTTGTTGGTACTGCGCGTTCCACTTAGCGACAGGTAGTTCGTCCTTAAGCGCCGTTAAAAGGTCTAAACTCCAGAATTCAGGCCACAAAGGTTGTCCGGAGGGCAGTATCGCTGGAAACTCAATGACTTCCCACTTCTCGCCGTCCCGATCAATCATACTTTGCAGTACTTTGCCAACAAGGTCCTTTTTGGACCATCGTGTCATAACAATTATAATAGCCCCGTTAGGCTGGAGTCGCTGTCTAGGGCCAGAGGTATACCACTCAAAAACGCTATCAAACACTTCCGGATTTGTGGCTGCTAATCTTGCTTCTTGTTCCGAGTGTGGGTCGTCAATAATAGCCAGATCCGCGCCCTTACCCGTCATGGTTCCGCCAACACCGATAGCAAAGTACTCTCCACCGTGGTTGGTAGACCA